ATTGCGCTTCGACGCCACGCCGAGCACGTTGCCGAGTTGCTGGGCCTGCTGGACACCGGCAAAAGCCTAGTGCTGACGCCGCTTTCTGCGAACGGCACCGCCATCATGACGATGGCCACGCCTGCTGCGCACCGCAAGCTGGTGGAGAGCCGCAAGCCGCCCAACAGGTTTTAGACAAACCGTGCAAGGTCTGCAATGAGCTACCGCCCACCAAACAAGCGCCAGCGAGACGAGCGCGCTAGGAAGCTGGAAGCAATGCAGCGCGGCAAAGACCGCGCACGCATGGCCCGGCCGTTGGAGGATCGGGCGCCAGACCTGCCGCTTTTGCGCCGTGAAGTGATCGTCATCGACTACGACACGGGATCGCCGGTCACGCACACGCTGCACATGTACCGCACGCGCCGCGTGGACACTTACCGCATTGAGGCAGACGGCAGGCCGTGGAAGTGCGGCGGCTGGTCCGTAGCTACTGCCGGGCTGCGCAAGGCATACCCGCGCGTGCCGTCGCCAAGATCTGATTTTTGGGCAGCCACGACGGACAGGTTTACCGCAGACGACGAAGTAGACGCCGCAGCGGCGCAGATGGAAGCATGACACAACTGGTTCCGCTTGCCGACTGGGCGCCGTGGGGTCAGGTGTCCCGCCCGACACGTTGCGAAGAATCAACAACTTGCAGCGTCGAAGTAAACACGTTGCAGGCTGTTCACTCGCCGCAGAGGTCGCCCAGCAAAAGCGAGGGGCCAGAACCCTCTGAACTGTGTATTCCAGCGTATCGCTGCGTATGCTTTACCTAGGTAGCACCGCGCTGCAGTACGCTGGAGTACGCTTTTTCCGCACTGGATTCCGCACTAGAGGGAAAGTGACGCCAGAAAGAGTGACAGCCGGGTGCAACCGGCTGCCTTGTGCAACAGAGTCTGGAAGGACAAATATGGAGAGCACCTCTACCCAAGAGGGCTGCAGCTATCTTCGCTCCTCGCACCTGGTACGTGCGAATTCGGGCGAAGAACTGCAGTTCAGATAGAGCCTGCCAGGCCATGCCAGTGTTGCGCTGGCATGGGTGCATTTTCCCACACTTTCAGGCGCCAGTCCAGCATTGGCGCTTGTTTCTTTGCGCCCGTGGTGGAACGTAGACTGGGATTTGGAATCCGGCGTTATAGGCCCAGGTCGTTGCTCAAGCGCTCGGTACTTTGACTTTGCTCTCATTGACAAAGGCAGCCTTTGCGCACTTGCGGCAGCGCAAGGGCTACACTCGGATAACAACTTCAAAGCATCTGCGTGCGATTGAAATTGAGAGTCCGGTCGGATTGGCCCGACAAGGAGAGTTACATGAGTCAGCCGAAACTGAAGGATGCGAGCAGCCAGCGTCGGCCCAAGATGGAGCCGACTTCAACGGCTAGCCTCGACCGCGTGCGCGCCCGAGTAATCGCGTCTGGCGGCCCATCTCTTGCTGAACTCAGGTCCAAGTTCGGGGGCTGGCCCGTTGCTGAGTTGTCAGGTCGAATGGCAGGACGTGCCGGTGGTGGATGCGCCATGAGCGATGCAGTCATCATGCCGGGATCATGAGCCTACTACGGTGGCAAGCGCTGGCGCGTGGGCGCTGTTTGCATCACTGGGGGCGAGATCTATTACTGGATGCACCTAAATGGTGTTGTGATGATGGCACCGGCAACGATGGTTAGCGCACCCGTGCAGCCCTTGCCTTCATCGCTTCGATAATGGCTGCCGCGTCCCGCTCGTCCATTTCGGTGCCGACACAGGGCAGCGCGCCCAATTGGTTGCACAGCAGAACCTTGGTGCCGTCAAGCGTGACAGCGCCGCGCGTGGTGAAGGTGCCAGTCTCGCAGCCGGCCAGAGCCAGTGCAGCCAGGATTAGTGCGAGTCGTTTCATTGCCATACCCCAGTCTCCATTTGCCGCGCAAGCCGGGCGGCCCGTTGTGGCGTCTGCCTTGCCCAAAGGCTTTTCAGCATCTGCTGTGAGGCCTGTTTGTAGCTTCCAGACTGCACAAGACCGAGCGTTGTCTTGAACTTTACAAGGCCCTGCACGCCCATCTGGAAAGCCATGTTTTGCAGCACTCCGCGCCGCACCTCGTCAAGCCCACGGCACCAGGGCAGCGCCGCGTCCAACTCGGCAGCCTTGCGCGATATGTCGTTGTCCAACAGGTAGGCCGCCTCTTCTGGCGAGATTCCGCCGCCTTTCCTGCCGTCTATCAGCCGGCCTACTCCAATGGTCCAGAATCCAAGGTGATCCTGATAAGCTTCCAGGACTTGACCCTCGTCGCGGATCAACTGCCGACGAAGCCTCTCTAAACCGGAGTGCTGCCCAGCACCAACCACCATTCCAGCAGCAAGGCTAACGCTGCGAGCACCAGAACGATTGCGATTACCGCTCTCGTTGGGTCTATTTTTGGCAGCACCCGTCTTAGTGTCTTTGTGAACATTGGCGGATTTAGCCACGTCCAGACCCTCCTGTCACCCTAGTAATGTTGTTAGGTTGGGCAAGCAGCAAAGCCGCGACTGCCACGGCTGACAGCTTGCCTATGTCTGTCTGGATCCATGCGCTGCACATATCCTGCCCAGGCAGGACAGGCCAAGGCGCCACGGCAAAGGCCGCATTGCAGACAATTACCTGCAGCTCCTCAGCGGCCAGCCAGCCGACCACCGCGCCCATATACCACCCGTAGATGGGTGACACTAAGGCAAGCAGCAGGGCAAGTCTCGCTGCCGCGCCTAGAGCATTCCAGGCCAGCGCCCTGGTGTCTGGGGGGAATACTGCGTACCCCATATGGAGCACAGCGCCGCCAGCAAGCAGGTGAAGCGGTGTCATTTTGGCAGCACGTCAAACGGCATCGAGAATGAAACTTCGATTGGCTTGAACCATCTATGCGCCTGGTTGCATTCGTACCGCAGGGTAATGAAGACATACGCCGCTTGTCCAGGCGTGGCGTTTCCTGGTATCACGAATGCTGGGGCCATCCTGCCGGGCGTCGCCTCTTCTTGAAGCGCAATCTGTGCCGCCGAAAAGTAGCGGTCAGGGAAATCATGACGCACGCCGCCAGAGTGATATATAGAAGCCGACCTGAAGCCAGCGCAATTCCTCGCCCTATCACGCCACACTTCGGCAGTGAATGCTATTTCCTGCCCCGGTTGGCCCGCAGGCTTCGCGGCTGAAATTACCCTAAACGGTGGCTCTCTGTCAGCGGCATAGACGGCCAGAATAGCAAGCGCTGCAACGCATATTGCAGTAGCCAGCCAGTCTAAAACGCGAAACGTCCACGCTACTGCAGAGACTTCCACAAGCCCCTGGCCGCGTCCGCCACCACCGTGCCAAAACCTATTACTGCCAGCAGCCACTTAGCAGCCCTCCCAACCCATCCGACAAGCCATTTTCTATGCTCCGCCTCTTGGCGCTGCTGCTTTGCGAACTCGATAGCAGCCCGGTCAGAGTCTGACAACTGGCTATCTGAGTAACTGCTTTTGTCGGGCTGCACATTACTTGACGGGACGAGGCCCACCCCCTGTGAGTGGGTCAACCGCGCCCCAGAAATCCGGCTTCGTCATTTCAGCCGCTACGCCCTTCATAACCGCAACCGCCTCAGCCACGGCTGCCGGCACGCTTCGATTGCTGCCGGTGTGCTTGTCGTTGAGGATGGAGACAGTCAACTGCGCAAGATCCGCGTACCCGCTCTGCCTGGCCTTCTCTGCCTCGGCTTTGCATAGGTCAATCTGGGCCTGAAGCGCCTCGCGCTGCAGTTGTTCCAATGTCTTTTCGGTCATGTCTTGATTCCTCTCAATTGCTCTGCTGTTGGCTCTCGCCATACACCCACCTTGCCACCTTCCAGCGTGCGGGTCGCGTACCGCACACCGGCCCTTTTCATCTCACTGACCAGGCTAGCCGCCTGCCTACGGTCCATCACGTAGTGCCCAGTCGCAGGCATAGCTTCCAGTAAATCGGCGTACCGCCCGCCTGCCTTGCGCTTGAGTGGCGGCAATGGCTCACCGACATGCAGAGTCAACCCCGACAAGTCAACTTTTCGGGCCGGCTTTCGCATCTCGATCAGGGCCGCTTTCTTGTCACGACCCTTAAGCGCTGCAATTTGTTCGCGTGCTGCGACCATTTCAAACACATCATCAGAGCCGGCTATCTGGAGCACAGAATCATCCATCGACTCTGCCCTGATGGTTGACCTTTGTCTGTAGCCGGATTCCGATTGCCTGACCGCATCAATAATCCGACGATAGAGAATTGTCGATGTCGCTCCAGGGCGTTCGTGCAGCGCTAACTTCGCCTGCTGCAGTGCGTCCTCATACCCAAAAAACGTGATCGCGCTGTTCCCGGGCTGCTTGATCCAATGGCTAGCGGCCTTCTGCGCTGGGCACTTCATTGCAAAACAAATGAAAATGTCCTAGAAAATCCAGCATCTATGGCCCACGTCCAGCTAATCGAGCGGCCTGCGAAGCTACTGACATTCGCGTTTGTATCCGCAAATGTTGCAAACAACCCGGAGAGCGGTGCGGAACTTGTCTCCGCAAGTCGTCCAGTTATTGACCCGCTATAGCCAGTCAAGTCTCCGTATTTGTTGGCCTGGAGAATTGCACCAACCCAAGTATTGGGCACTGACGGTATCGCGTCTAGATCGCGCGGCGATGTTGCCGCAATATCGGAGCCGGCCACGACCCCAGAAATAGCGCTAAACCCCCTGTAGACAAGAACAAAGCCAGCGACAGGCGACCCACCGCCCGGAGCTGTGAACGATGAAATTGAATTGTCAGCATCGACGCGATACTGAAGTCTCAAAGACGCACCAAAATCTGAAGTGCTTGTGAATGCGCTCGACCAGCCAGACAAAAGGACCGGGACCGATGGCGTTCCGCCTGAGCTGTTCTGAGCGTAGACGATGATTAAATCGCCAGCCTCATGTGCAGGCACAGTCCAGACTGCCTCAACATTTGAGGGCGCCCTCCATCCTGCTACATAGCTTCGAGTCGGTGCCTGAAGCCTATAAGAGTCGATCAGGAAATCCATATCAGATTCCTAAAATTGTCACAATCAGACCTTTCGCGCCAGTCCCTGCCGCGTCTATCTTCACAATGACTTCTGCGTCATCTGGTATTGCTGGCACGCTGATCACGGCAGGTATTGCAGCCGTGGTGCTGCTTTTTTCGTTGGCGTCAATAGTGATCTTGGTGGAAAGCATCGTTACACCGTTGACCGTGATGTCAACCGTGACTACGCCCGACGTGCTGGCGTCCTTTACAGAAGCCCGGACGGCGGTAGCCGTGAACGCCGCCTGCGAGCGGAACACCGCCGCCGCTGTGTTGATTGCAAGTGCCGTGGATAGATCAGAGCAGGCCACTTGATATTTGTGTGTGTACACACCTTGCTGCGCTTGCGCAACTTGGGCTATGAAAGCGGCATGGGCGCGCAAGTAGTTGTCGAGCTGCGGGTGTACGTCCTCACCACCTGGTGGGCTGTTCAGCGCTGCCGTTGGGCTCAGTTCGGTGATAAGACTCGGTACAGGCATGCAGCCCCCTAGAACGAAAAAACCGGCCTGGGCCGGTTGTGTGATGATTGCGGGATGGATCAAATCTTCGCGTGGGTCAGCCCCATACAGCTAGGCGCTGTGTGCGCGGCTTTAATCGTCGCGTGGTGGCAGTCCAGGCGGGAAAAGTAGCCCGCTGCTGATAGCCGCAGGGGCCAGGATGCCGCCACCCTCTGGCCTTGGCTGTGCCCTGATAAGTCCCGATCCAAGGTTATTCATCTGCCGCGCCTGAAGCTGAAGCAAGCCGCCTTGCAGGGGTTGAGCCACCATCGGTCCAACCAGCGGCACAGGCGAAGCAGCATCAAGCATCGTTGACAGCCTGCCCAGCAACAGCGCCCCGGTGTTGCTGTTGTTCACCGCAGAGCCAACCGGCTGTGACTGCATGTATCGGCCCACGTTTACCGCGCTCTTGATCTGCTGGATTTCGTCAGGGCTGAAGAACAGCGACAACTTACGGTCGCCCAGCGCGCGGAGTGCGTCATTCATGCCAGCGCTGCTGAACTTTACAACATCAGAATCAGCCCGGCCGCGCTCAAGGATGTAGGAGACAAGCTGCTTCTTGACCGCTGCCAGCGCTTCGGGCGATTGGTTAAGCTCTGCCCGCATCTTGGCAAGCTCACCCGCTGGCGCCGCGATTACGTGCTTTTTGACAAAGGCGTCAGGGGCTGCATCGTTCAAAGCATCTTCAATGAACTTTGCACTTTCCCGCCAGCCAAACCGCCCTTTTGCCGATGATCTGGCCGCGTTGAATGCTGCAATGGACTCATCCCCAGCGCCGGTCGACGATGGCGGGACAGTGCCCGGAACTGCTGGCATGTTGCGCGGGTTGATCTTTGGTGCGGCCTTCAGTTCCGCATCATCAAGGGCCTGACGGACTAGGCCGTAAGCGAAGGACAAATCACCCTGGGTTCCCTTTGCTGCTGCAGCCTTGCGGCCCAGCATCGTTTTTAGCTGTTCGGCATATTCAACCGTTAGCGGGGTTTTGCCCGTGGCAATGTCGTTGAGTGCTGAATCGACTTCATCACCCAGCTTGGGGGCAAGGTTCTTTTGCAGGGCTTCGGTTGCATTCTTGGTGAACCCGTAGCCGTCAAGCTCGACACTGCGCCCCGATGAATCGCGCGCCCGGCTGTAGAGTGCATCTGTTTCCGCCTTCAGTGCCGCGTCTTTGCCCCTCACGCGGCCAATGATGGCTTGCCCGGTGCCGTATGAGTCAAGGGGGGAATTGCCGCCCGTGTCTTCCAGCGTAGAAAGCACGCGCCGTGCGTTGGCGTTGTCGATGTTGGGCAAGTCTGCATTGCCGACACCGCCGCGCGTGTTCGCCAGTTGCTTTGCCAGGTTGCGCTGCATCGTCAGCGTGCGCGGTTCTTGCGTGATATCGCCTAGCTGCGGGGTCGCACCGATGGCCCGATAGTCAGCCAGCCGCCTCAGTGCCGCTTGGTCTATGGGCTGGCCGCTGTAGATTGCGCCTTCTGCATCCTTGCGCAGTTGCACCTTTATCGAAGAGCCCAGGTCTTCCCACTTCACCCCGACTTTGCCTAGCTCCATTTTTAGGATGCCGTCTATCTGCTGGGGCGAAGTTGTCAGGCGCCGGGCCAGATTGCCGCCCGCGTTCACTGCGGCCATTGCACCACCAGCGGCTGAAGGCGCTGCAATGCCGCCAAACAGCGAAGCCGCAAACTGGTTGAGTTCGCCGCCGCCGCCTTCGCGCACCGCGCCACCAGCAAGGCCAGCGCCTGCGCTTGAGATAGCTTGTGTCCCGGGGTTGGCACCCATAGCCGCCGCCACGGTCTTTGGAACCCCCGTAAGCACGTTTGCGGCCCCTCTAGCAGCACCGGCAAGGCCAGCGCCGCCAGCCATCAGGCGGGAAGCGTCACCTATCACGCGCTCGTCGGCACCCTGCGGAGAAGGCAGGCCCAGCCGGTCAAGTGCGACCGATGCCGCTTGCTGAAGGGGCTGCATCTTCGGGGCGCCCATAGATTCCATCAAGGCGCGGATTGGCTCAGTACCAATCTGGGCAAGCCCGGCCAAACCTTCGACGCCATATCGAGCCGTCAAGCCCAATTGCCGAGGAATGCCGCCGATGCTTTCACCGGCCCGAACGGCTGTAGGTTTCGCCCCCTGCACGCCGCGCGCTTGTGAAATCGCATCGGCCAGCGCACGCGCTGCGGCCACATCGCCGGCCCTGTCAGCGTTGACTAGAGCGTCCTGCAGTTCTGCGAGCGTTGCCATTACTTTGTCCGGTACTTTTCAACCAGAGAATCGACGTTTGGCGCCCCGCCAATTTGCGGCAATTGCGGGTTGTGCTTCAACAGCGCTTCAGCGCCACGCACTTGATAGAACGGGATGCTTGCACGCGTTGCGTCAGCGCCGCCCATTGTTTCAAGCATGCTGGCATGCGCCTTTGCTTGGAAGTGCGCCGCGCGTTTCGTCAACGTCACAAGGTCGCGCAGTTCGCCGGTTGTCAGGTCGTTGATATCACCGGCATCTGCCTTTGCAACGGCTGCGGCTTCCGATTCCGTAACCTGCCCTTGCCCGTGCAGTTGCTTGCGGGCTTCGACTGACATTTGAGCCAGAGACTTGATAACCTGCCGCGTTTGGCGAATGCTTTCATCGTTGCCTCCGCCAACAACTTGGGCGAACTGCCGCACCGTCTGAATCTTTGACGCCAGCGGGCCGGCTGACACTTTGTTGCTGTCCAGCGCTTTGCCTATGCGGTCTGCCGCGTCAAACATCTTCACGGCGCCGTCTGTCTGGATTTTGGAGTCTTTGACCATCGGCCCGATCTGGGTGGCGAGGCTTTCGCCCATCTTGTTTTCCACCTTCAAGCCGATGTTGGTTGCGCCTGCCTTCTTCTGAGCCGTCTGGAACTGCTCAAACGTCCCCTTGTAGCCCTGGCCCTGAGCAAACTGGTATTCACGCACTGATGACGGCAGCGCTTCAGGCTTCTCTGGCGCAGCATTAGATGCCAGCGTTTCAAAGGTTCCAGGTCGCAGCAACTTCTCATTCACGCCCAGCTTGATAGGCGTGTTGTCCTTTTGCTTCGTCTTCACGTAGTCCATCGGAGACAACAGGCCCGCCTGCATGGCCTGATACATCATGGACTCCATCGGATCAACGTTCGGCTGTGGCGGCCCCACACCGTCACCAGACGCCCCAGGCGCTGGCAAGCTCTGGCGGAACTTGTCAACCGCTGCCCGCTGCGTGTCCTGCTCCATCTGCTGGCGCTTCAGTTGCTGCAGTTGCATCTGCTGCATTTCCTGCTGCAGCATCCTTTGCTGCGCCAGTGCCTGAGCCTGCTTTGCCTGCTGCATGTCGCCCATTGCGCCCAGGCCCGAGGTGCCCAGCGCCTGGCCGAACTTGCCCGGGCTGGACAGCAGCCGCAAGCCCAAAGAGAGCATGCCGACATCGTTGGGGTTGTCGAGAAGGTTCTGCATCACTTGCCCCCCATGTAGCGCAAGAGCCCTGAACTTTGGTGCGCCTGCTTGTTTCCTAGCAGCCCGGCGCCAAACTGCGGCACTTGCATAGTCTGTGCTTGGACTCGTGGCTGCCAGCCCCCGCGTGTGATAACGGGCATTGGGCCAGAGTACGGAGCTTCGCCGCCGCCCGATGACTCGCCGCCAGCAGCCCCCACCAGGCCGCCAGCAACAGCGCCAACCAGCTTGGGGTTTTGGGCCGCGTACTCAATCGCCTTCTGAGCCATCGGGCCATACTCGCCGAGCCCGGACAAAAGACCGCCGCCAAGCTGACCAGCACCGCCGCCAGCGCCGCCAGCGCCATAGGTAACCGCCTCGGTTGTCGCAAGCCCACCAGAACCGGGGGACGCCGCACCAAGACCGGACCCCGCGCCGTAAAGGTTCGCGCCAGTCACAGCTCCAGCCATTAAAGCCGCGTTCCAAAACGCGTTATCACTTGTGCGCCCATAGCCAGCAACGGGGGAGCCGCTGGCCTTGTCAAATATCGCCATGTTCCCGGCGTGAGAGCCTTCAGCGCCCCAGCCAAGGCCCTTTGAGTCCAAAAAAGCCTGCCAATTGGTTTGGTCTGGCGTCCATCCGACTTGACTCAAAGCCTCAGCGGTTGGGCTGTGCATGAACAGCATCTGAGGGTTAGGGTTCGCGCCTTCGCCCTGATAAGCGTCATCAGCCGCTTGCGCCATCGCTTGCGTGTACCACCTTTGGTTTTTCACGTCACCCACCCTTTGTTTCAAACAGCTTTGCGAACATCTGGGCAAGCTGCGCGCCCGTCAGCGCACCGCCCACGATCTGGCTTGTTCTCGACGGGTCCGGTTGCGTTTGCGTTTTAGTGCTGCCCTGGTTCATGCCCAGGGCGTTGCCCAAAAGGCCTAGTTGCTGCTGCGGATACTGCTGCGCCTCGGTAAACCAGTTCTGGTTTTGGTTCTGCGCTGCCTGCTGGAATGTCTGCGCCTGGTTGCCGACGCTCAGCAGCGCATTAGCGTCCGCGTAGTCCTGGTTCGCGTACTGCGGCGCCATCGAGAGCGCCTGCTGCATGAACCCGCGTTCGGTGTTGTACGCATTACCACGCATGTCGGACGCAACCCGGCCAAGGTTCTGCTGCAGACCTTCAGCAGCGTAGCCGTTGGCCTGCTGGATGCCCGTATGCCCAAAGCTACCAGATGACTGCATGGCCTTGTCCCATGCCGGCTTCTGGACGCGATTCCATGCGCTCGTAAGGTCTCCCTGAGCGCTGGCAATGGACTGATCAAGGTACGGATTCGCGCCCATGAACCCGCCGCTGATGGTCTTTTGCAGCGTGTCATTTGCGGCACCCATGACTGGGCTGCCCTGCATCGCGCGGTTAGCCGTAGCCTCCCACCCGGCTTGCAGGTACGGGTTAGGCCCGGTGTAGGTGCCGGGGCTTTGCTGGAACGGCTGGTTCGCCACTTCCTGCGAGCGCTGCAAAAAATCGGCGTAATAGGGCCTTGCTTCTGGCAAAGGCGCGTTTGTGGTTGTGTACTGAGCCAATTCAATCCCCTGTTAGTCGCCGGTCTTCGACCCAATCAACGCCCGACACATGCGCGTCACCACTGACTAAACGCTTCCAGCCGTAGATAACGTAACGGCTTCCAGCCGTGCCAAGTTTCTGCGGGTCGGAGTTGTCCACATAGTCACCCTTTGCATAAGTTCCGGTCGTTGGCATCGTGTCGCGGGCTTGGTAGCGTGCGCTGGCCTTGCCTTCGCTTAGCGCGTTGATCGTTTCGCTAAAGGCACGGAACAGCTCTGAAAGCCTGCGGTTCAGCGGCTGGCCGTCTGGCGGAATGCGCGGGAGCGGGTCGAGTCTCACCGCCGCCCCGCCGCTTTCACATTTGGCCGTACAGCCGTTAGGTGGAAGTCGCCCACCGTATCCAGCCGGAACGCATGCCACCGGCCACGCTGGCGCATGTCGTATGTTCCATCCGTCTTAGCCTGTGTGGCGCGGAACTCCGAGAAGTTGCCAGCCTCATCCTTGGTAAGCCCAGTTACTTGGCTTGACTCAGGGGCGCGCGTGAAGCGAAACCGCACGCCATCGCAGAATGTGTACCCCTGGTCATCGCCCATATCGCCGGTGCGGATGTGCGCCGATGCACACCGCCCAGCCAGGGCCGATAGCACATGGTTCCCGTTGAAGATAGACGGAATCTCACGGTCGGACATCCAAAACAGGGAGTCATACGGGATCCCCGGGCTGGCGTCGTATGTCGTTATCAGCGGGTGCCCACCGTCATAGGTGTAGCTGGTGGTGATCCACGTAACCACCGCTTCACAAGATTCATCAGCAATGCCCCAGCGATTGGAGAGCATGTGGTAGACCAAGCAGCGCTTGCACATTGAGTCGCCGCCGCCAACAAAGTAAATCCATACCAACTGGTTGTCACGGTCCCACAGCACCTTTGTGCGATGCATGTAGACGCCGGAGATTTCACGGAACAGCCACCGACGAACGGCGCCAGTCGCCAGGGGGCGAGGGGCCGAACCGTCGCACAGGTACACGTTGTCCAGGCCAACAAAAACGTGGCCTTGTGGCGTCTCGCACACCGCATCCAGGCCCACACACCCGACTTCGCCGCTTACCTGCGCCCAGCGCCACACTTCCGGGGCGCCTTCATAGCGACCGATGTACATAGACCCGGCTTTGTAGGCCAGGATGTCGTCACCCAAGCGCTTAGCCGCCATGATCTGGCCTGCGCCTTGCACCAGCCGGCCCTTCACGCACTGGTTATCGACGTTCAGCGTCCAGTCTGTATCGTCAAGGTACGCGCAGCAGTGCCACTCGTCTGCATAGCTGGCAGTGTTGAAGGCCACCACAAACCCGCTTGCTGATACGATGATCTTGGCGTTTGGCGATCCTGCAATATCGGCAAAAAGCCCGCTGCTGATTGAACGCTGCACCACTGCGCCCTGATAGCAGGCCAGCGTTGCGTCACCGTATTGCGCCATGCTCCACCGCTCATCGGTGCCCTGCGTGTAGTTCGCAGCGCGTGACTTGTCTAGCCATGTCACGTTGTCGGCATCCAGCAGGTACAACCGCGTTGCAGTGCCAGCAAACAGCCTGCGGGCACCTGTCGTAAGCACCACGTTAGCTGCGCCCCGACACTCTGCCGCCAGCGCATTGGCACCGACCGACACAGGGGCCGGAGCACCCCTTATCCCGTACTCGCTGGGGATGATGTTCTTGCAATCGGTGATGACGCCCGGCGCCGTAGGGTCCGCGTCGGGGGAGAATCCGATCAGCGGAATCATCGCGCTACGGACCTCAGCGGGCCAAAATGCCGCTTGTCGGCCGATGCCACGTCATCAAGCACCGCCTGCGAACGGGCATAGTGCTTGGCTAGTTCGGCATCGTCCATGATGTACGTGGACACTTCAGCCAGCACCCCGAACAGGTAGGCGTCATACGCCAGCACGCTAAGCCAGTTCGTTTCATTCGTGACGAGGCTGGGCACGCCCTGGTAATAGACGCCAGAGACTGCGCCGACACCGTTGAACCGCACATTGGTGCCGTCCACTGCGTAGTGAGTCGGCACGCCCTGTGTGCGCTCATAGACGATATCCAGCGTCTGGGGCTGCAGCGGGCAGTCTGCATATGCATCGGGCCAGAGCCGCTTCCATTGCAGCCAGCCAGCCGGCAAAGGCAGCACGTTCGCAACCGGAGTGCCGGTAAACGATGCTTCCATCTGGCGCACGCGAAGGCCGCGATTGACGCGCGCTTCAAACAGGGCGCACATCGTTGGAATCTTCGCTTCAATGTCGGTGCGTGCTGACCACGCCATGAAATCGGCCTTCAGTTGCGTGTACGTGGTCATTTCAGCAGGAACTTCTCAAAGCTGACCAGCGCCGGATTGCGCTTAAGCCATTCCGTCACCGCTTCGGGCCGAATGGTCCCGTCACGGCGCATCATGGTTGCAAGCTCAGCCATAGGGATAGTGCCAACCTTACGCATTTCGCCCCACCGCTCGCCCCGCGTAACCGCCCGTTCTTCAGCGGCCTGGCGCAAAAAAGGCTCTGCGTCATAGGTCTTCTGGAAAACGGTCTTGTTTTCGAGTTGGTGAACCGTAGTCTTGATTTGCAGGTTGCTGTCCCACTCGGTATGCGTAGAAAACATTTGCAACACCCAAAAAAAGGCCCCCAGTTACGGGGGCCATCAAGGAGAACACCAAACGGTTAGGGCGTCAGATTGGAAATCTTGCCCAGGGCACGCTCTGCAGTCACCACGACAGCCGCCTCAACGAAGCACATGCGGCGGTCGGTGTGGCCCGTCTTTGCCAGCGGCGTGTCGTCAAAGCCCTGCAGGTATGCAACGCCGTAGTTGTCGCCGTTCAGCAAGAACACATCGGAACCGCCTGCCATCATGTAGTGCGGAACCACGGTCAGATTCCCGAAGTTTGAAACGTACACATCAGCGCCGCCGATGATGGTGGCCTGCTCTTTGCCCTTGATGTCGCGACGGTTCTGAGCAATACCCGCAAAGGTGCTGAAGATCGTTTTGTGGCTCGGGCTCATCACGGCCATCGTCGGCATTTCGCCCGACTGGGTGAAAATGGCCTGCATGCTCTGATCCAGCAGCGTCTGAGTAAACGCGCGGTTGGTTCCGGCCGTTACTGCAGTTGTCGGAAAGCCCGAGTTATGGGCCGCAGTAGCACCCGCGCCGCCATGGCTTGCGTTCGTGAAAATGAGGCAGCCAAGACCCGCCGTTTGACGTGCAACGGTTGAGCTACCAGCAACTGCTGGCAGCGAGCTAACCAGGCGCGCTTCCAGGTCGCGTTTCAGCTCCAGCTTCTGCTTTGCAACAGCGTATTTCATGGGGCTTGACATGCCGATGGCGTCCGACTTTTCTTGCGAAGAAGTCACCGTTGCAATCTTGTCCATCAACTGCGTGTAATTGCCGATTCGCTGGGGCGGCGT